AAGGTGCTCACGACGATCCTCCGCGCCGGCACCGAAGACGCTGGCACGCGGATTCGGGCGTGCGCGGAGCTGAACCGCTGCGAGGGGCGTCACAGCCTTAAGCACATTGTCGAGGGCCGGCTGACGCTCGAGCAGGTGCTCAGCGAGTCACGGAGCGGCACACCATGACGGCGAAGACCGCGGCGCCGCGGTCGCGGATTCACGCGACGACGGTCGGATGACGGCGTTCCTGCTCGGCGACTATGGCACGGGCCTGGAGGGCTGCTGCGGGCTCGGGACGTGCAAGGACCCGACCTGTTACCTCTGCACGGTCATCGCGAAGCTGCCTCAGCCGCGCTCCTCGATACGGGCGATGGACGAGCAAGCGGCGGACTACGCGGAACCTGACGCCGTGCCGACTCGACCGTGTCGTGATCCCTCGAAGATCAAGCGCACCCGCAAAGCGATCGTCCCATGACGCCTGCGCAGCGGATTCGTGGCTGGCGTGAGGACCGCGGCATCCTGCGTTTTGTCGATGAGCAGTTCAAGGCGTCGCCCGACGCCTGGCAGGAAGCGGCGCTGCTCGCCTTCGCCTCCCCGCTCCCGGAGCATCGGCGCATCAGCTTGCAGGCCTGCGCGGGGCCGGGGAAGACCGCGGTGCTGGCCTGGTGCGGCTGCTGGTTCCTCGGCGTGCAAGGCGAGCGCGACAACCATCCGAACGGCGCCTGTGTCTCCATCTCGCGCGACAACCTCAAAGACAACCTCTGGAAGGAGTTCGCCAAGTGGCTCGCGATCTCGCCCTATATGCGATCGCAGTTCACCTGGACCGCGAATCGGATTTTTTCCAACGATCACCCGGACACCTGGTTTCTGAGCGCGCGGGCCTGGCCGAAGAGCGCAAACGCCGACGAGCAGGGGAAGACGCTCTCGGGCCTGCACAGCAAGTATGTGCTCGCGGAGATCGACGAGAGCGGCGCGGTCCCGACGACGGTATTGCGGGCGGCGGAGCAGGCGCTCGCACAGGCGGCCGGGGGATTCGGGAAGCTCCTCCAGTCCGGGAATCCGATCAGCCTGGAGGGGATGCTGCACGCGGCGGCCAACGAGCTCCGGCATCAGTGGCACGTCATTCGGATCACGGGCGACCCGGACGATCCGCAGGCGTGGGTGCATGCGCCGCGCGTGGGGCCGGAGCCGCTCGCGTGGGCGAAGCAGCAGATCGACACCTATGGCCGGGAGAATCCGTGGGTCAAGAGCTACATCCTCGGGCAGTTCCCGCCGGCCAGCATCAACTCGCTGTTGGGCATCGAAGAGGTGGAAGCCGCGATGAAGCGGTATTACAAGCCGGATGCCTACAACTGGGTGCAAAAGCGCATCGGGGTCGACGTGGCGCGGTTCGGGGACGATCTCAACGTCATCTTCCCGCGGCAGGGCCTCGTCGCGTTCATGCCGAAGATGATGCGGAACGCGCCGACGACAGACATCGCGGCGCGGATCGCGCGGGCTCAACTGAAGTGGGCGCCGGATGGCGAGATCCTGATCTTCGTTGACGATACCGGGCACTGGGGCCACGGCGTCATCGACAATCTGCAGACGGCTCGTATCTCGGCGCTGCCGGTCATCTTCTCCGACCCGGCCATCAATCCGCGTTACCGGAACAGACGCGCGGAGATGTGGCTCGAAATGGCGGACTGGGTGAAGGGCGGCGGGGCGCTGCCGCCGGTGCGCGAGCTGGTCGCGGAGTTGACGGTCCCGACCTATAGCTTCGTCGGCGGGAAGTTCGTGCTCGAAGACAAGGACTTGATCAAGGCGCGGCTCGGGCGCTCGCCGAACTACGCCGACGCGCTGGCGCTCACCTTCTCGATGGTCGATATCCCGCTTGGGGTGCAGGGCCGCCTCGCGCCGCGGCAGACCGTGCTGCACAATCAGGCCGATCCCTTCGAGTCGGCCGTCTCGATCGCCGGCAGCGGGCATGCGCTGCACGGCCAGGAGGATCCCTTCGAGTAGAATCCCCCGCATGATCCTGCGCCCGGCGAGTCTCGAGGAGCTCCCGGCGGTCGTGACACTCGCCCAGCACTTTCTCGCGGCCACAGCCTACGGCCCGCTCCTGCGGGCCAAACCCGAGATCATCCATCAGACGGCGACCCTACTCGTGAGTGGGCATGGCGTCATCCTGGTTGCAGAGGCAGAGGTCAGCCATATTCATCACTCATTTCTCGAAGGTGAGTGTCCCTATACGAGCAAGCAGCTAGTCGCCTTCCTGGCGGTCTATGCCGGGCCGCACCCGTTCAGCGGGGAGCTGGTCGGCGACGAGCTGGGCTGGTGGATCGAGCCGGGCGCTCGAGGTGGGCGGCTCGCCCACAAGATGCTGGGGTGGATCGAGCGGTGGGGCAGACAGAACGGCCTGAGTGTGCTAAAACTAGTCGCGCCGGCAGGATCGAATCTTGGCAAGCATTATGAACAGCGCGGCTACACCTTCGTGGAGTCAGCCTACCAGATCACTTTTCTCTGACACGCGCGTGCTGCCCGATGGCTGCCTTTAGCACGTTGGCGGCGATCGGGATCGCTGGCGGCATCGGGGCGATCGCTGGGCGGATGCGACGGAAGAAGTCGCCGACTGAGGAGCCGCCGGTCACGGCCCCGGCGCCGACGACGCCGCTCGGGGCGCCGCCGTCTGTGTCGGAGTCGGGCTCCGCCGCGGCGGTGGCGGGCCTGCAGTCAGCGACGCGGCAGCGCAAGCGCGCGGCGGCCGGCATGCCGCTCGGGAAGCGGCCGACCTCGGCGGGCCTGCTGCTCGCGCCGCTGCAGCCGAAGGGGCTGATCGGAGCCTAAGATGGCGCTCCCCTACAAGGGCGCGAAGCGCCCACGGCTGCAAAAGCTCGCGCAGACGCTCTGGACCGAGCGCAGCACGTTTGATAGTCACTGGCGTGAGCTGGGCGACTTCTTCAAGCCGCGGCGTCTGCGGTTTATGATCACGGACCGCAACCGGGGCGATAAGCGCAACCAGAAGATCATCGACTCGAGCGGGCTCTTCGCGGCGCGCACGCTGCAGAGCGGCCTGCATGCCGGCCTCACGTCCCCGGCGCGGCCGTGGTTCATCCTCTCGACGCCGGACCCCTCCCTCAACCGCCGGCCGGCGGTCAAGGCGTGGCTGCACGAAGTCACCGAACGGATGCGGTCGGTCTACCAGAAATCGAATCTCTACAATTCCCTGCCGATTGTCTACGGCGATATGGGGACGTTCGCGACGGGCGCGATGGCCCTGCGCGAAGACCCGAAGGATCTGCTGCGGACCTACACCTATCCGATCGGGAGCTACGCGATCGGGGTGAACGCCCGTGGGCTCGTGACGACGTTCTATCGGGAGTTCGAGACGACGGTGCGCCAGGTGGTCGAAGACTTTGGGCTGACGGTGGGCTACGGCAGCAACATCGACTGGTCGCATATCTCGGCGCGTGTGCAGAAGCACTGGGACGACGGCAACTACGAGACCCCGATCGAGGTCTGTTGGTTGGTCCTACCCAACGAGGATGCCGACGCCTCACGCCTCGAGTCGAAGTATCTCCCGTGGTCGAGCTTTTACTGGGAGAAGGGGGCGCAGGGGATCGAGGCGCAGCAATTCTTGCGTGAGTCGGGCTTCCAGACGTTCCCGGTGCTCTGTCCCCGCTGGGACGTGACGAGTCACGAAGACGCCTACGGCACCGACTGTCCGGGGATGACGGCGCTCGGCGACGTGAAGCAGCTCCAATCGGAGCAGAAGAAAAAGGCGCAGGCGCTCAACAAGATGCTCGACCCGCCGCTGGTCGGCAGCTCCCAGCTCCGCACCCAGAAGGTCTCGCTGTTGCCGGCGGACATCACTTACGAAGACACGATGCACGGGCAGGAAGGGCTGCGCTCGATTCACGAGACGCGCATCGACATCTCGCACGTCACGGCCGACATTCAGGACGTGCGCTACGTGATCTCGCGCGCGTTCTTTGAAGACTTGTTCCTGATGCTGGCCAACGATCGGCGCAATGCGCGGGCGACGGCACGGGAGATCGACGAACGGCACGAAGAGAAGCTGCTGGCGCTCGGCCCGGTGCTCGAGCGGACGAATGACGAACTCCTCGAGCCGCTGGTCGATCGCACCTACGAGATGATGGACACCGCGGGGTTGATCCCCGAGTCGCCCGAGGAGCTACAGGGCATCCCGCTCACGGTCGAATACGTGTCGATTCTCGCGCAAGCGCAAAAACTGATCGGGGTGGTCGCGCAGGATCGCTTTCTCAATTCGGTGGGTGCGCTCGCGCAGACCTTTCCGAACGTGAGGCACAAGATCGTTGAGTTCAAAGCGGTCGACAACTATGGCGAGATGCTGGGCGCCGACCCGCTGCTGATTCGCACCGACGAAGAGGCGCAGGCGCTTGTGGACGCGGAGCAACAGCAGATCGCGCAAGCGCAGCAGGCGGAGCGCCTCAAGACGATGGCGGCGGCTGGCAAGGCCGCGAGCGAGACGAATCTGGACAGCAATAGCGCGCTGAAACAGCTCATGCAGGCGGCCGGCGGGGCAGGCTAATGGTGAGACGACGGCACCGGGCGATCACGCAGGACGATCCTCCGCAGACGCGACAGCGGGCGGACAAGATCACACGCGCGATCGCGCGCGAACAAGTGGACGATCTCCGCGCGGCGCTCTCGCATCCGCCCACGCGCCGGGTGTTCATGCGACTCTTGTTTGCGGCGCGCTGTGATGTGGCGCATCTCTTCGAAGAGAATGTCGGGCACACGGCATCGACCTGGGACCCAACCGTCAAGATTCACTTCAACGCGGGGGAGCGCGCGATCGGGTTACTGTTGATGCGCTGGATCAAGGCCGCCGATCGGCAGGCGTGGCCGCGGTTGGTCGCCGAAGACCTGGCCTATCACGAGCGCCTCGAGGCGCTGCTGGCCGCCGCCGACACTCCCCCCCTCACAGAGCGAGGATCAGTATGAGGAGTCTCATCCAATTTCCGGCGTGGCAAGTCGTCGACGCCGCCGGATCGGGCGCACAGACGCTTGAACAGAAGGCCGCGGCTGACAAAGCCGTCGCTGATGCTGCCGTGGCCGCCGCCGCAGCCGCCGGTAAACCACACCCCGGCGCCGTCGTCGACGCGAAGGCTCCGACAGCCGAAGAGAAAGCGGTCGCTGACGCGGCCGTGGCTGCAGCCGCCGCTGCGAAAGCCGGCGCCCCTGCGGCCTACACCCTCACGCTGCCGGCAGGCGCGATGCTCCGCCCGAGTGACCTGAAGGTCCTCGAGGGGTATGCGCGCAAGGCGAACCTGTCGAATGAGGACGCGCAAGCGTGGGTCGACGAGCAGGAGTCCCTGCTCAACGCGCAAAGCGCGGCGTTCCATGCGGAAACCCTCGCCGACAAGGACCTCGGCGGCGAGCATCTGGTCGAGAGTCAACGGCTGGCGAATGCGGTGATCAACCGGATCTTCCCGGAGGGCGATCCGCATCGGCAGGGGTTCCTCGACTTCTTGGCCCGCGGCGGCGCCAACAACAACATCCATGTGGTGCGGGCGTTGTCGCGGCTCGGGCGGATGATGGGGGAAGACACGGTAGTGAGCGGGCGCGGCACGGGCCGCGGCACCGGCGCACGGAAATCAGACGCGGACGTCATGTTCCCGGAACAGGCCGCCGCGGCGCAGACCTAGCTGTAAAGGAGCGGACATCATGCGATTCTTAGTGCTCGTGTTCGCCGTGTGTCTCACGGCGTTGTCGGCCGATCTCTCGGCTGCGAGCGTCGGCTCGCTGGCCGGGGAGCACGGCTGGCTGTATACCCTGCTGGTGAGCGGGGCGGCGTTGGCCGCGGTCGGCGTGGTGCTCACCGTCAACAATCCGACCCTGCTCGACTTCGCGCAGGTGCTCGACCCGGACGATAAGATCGCGCGGATCATCGAAATCCTGAACAAGACGAACGAGGTGCTCGACGACTTCGTGATGATCGAGGGGAACCTACTCACCGGGCACCAGACGACGATTCGGACCGGCATCCCGGCGCCGACCTGGCGCAAGCTCTACGGCGGCGTGCAACCGACCAAGTCGACGAGCGTGAAGATCACCGATTCGGCCGGCATGCTCGAGAACTACGCGGAAGTGGACAAGGCGCTCGCCGACCTGAATGGGAACACCGCGGCCTTCCGGCTCTCGGAGAACCGCCCGATCCTGGAAGGCTTCAATCAGGAAGTGGCCGACTCCCTCTTCTACGCGAATGAGGACACGGAGCCGGAAGCGTTCACGGGCCTCGCGCCGCGGTACAACACGCTGCTCCTGGCCAACTCCGAAAGTGCCCAGAACGTCGTCAACGGCGGCGGGGTCGGTGCGGACAATACGTCGGTGTGGCTGGTGGTGTGGGGGGAGAATACGATTCACGGGATCTACCCCAAGGGCAGCAAGGGCGGCTTCCAGATGAATGACAAGGGCCAGGTCACGATCGAGAACGTCGACGGCTTGGGCGGTCGGATGGAAGCCTACCGGACGCATTACCGCTGGGACGTGGGGCTCACGGTGCGCGACTGGCGGTATGCCGTGCGGATTTGCAATATCGACATCTCGGATCTGACGAAGACCGGGACGACGGGCGCGGATCTGATCGACCTACTCACGCAGGCGCTCGAGCTGGTGCAGGATCTCAACATGGGCCGCCCGGCGTTCTACTGCAACCGGACGATCAAGAGTTTCTTGCGCCGGCAGATTGCGAATAAGGTCGCCAGCTCGACCCTGCAGATGGAAATGGTCGCCGGGAAGCATGTGCTGACGTTCGACGGCGTGCCGGTGCGCCGCACGGATTCGATCCTCAGCACCGAAGCGGTCGTGGTCTAAGCGCGAACGCGACGGATGCTACGAAAGCTACGGATGCGTCGCTTGTATGCACAAGGGTTCATCCCTTCACGATAGGAGAAGCACACCATGATTCTCGACGAACGGACGGAATTTGCAGACAACGTAGTGATCCCGACCGCGTTGGGTCGGGCGATCTTTGGGGATACCGTCGATATGTCCGTGGCGCGGAATGTCGGCTCACCACCGAAGCCGCTCTACCTGGTGATTCAGATCACCGAAGCGGTGTTGTCGGCGGGTGCGGCGACCGTGGCCTTTGAGCTGGTCACGGATGCGCAGGCGCCGGTGCTGGTCGATGGCTCGGCGACGGTTCACTGGCGATCGTCGGACTTCCCGAAGGCGACGCTCATCATCGGCTTCACGGTCGTGATCCCGCTCCCTGGCGTCAAGCCAGAGTATGAGCAATTTCTCGCGGTGCTCTCAATTCCCGGCACGGCGGTGCTGACGGCGGGCAAGGCGAACGCCTTCCTGACGCCGACGCCGAAACAGTGGAAGGCGCTGAAGGACGGGATCTAACGAGCTCACCTAGTCAATCGGCTCGCTCGAGGGCTGGCACGGGGCCGGCTCTCGGGCGCTCCGGTGGAGGACGTATGGCGACACCACAGACACGCAAGCAAGCGGGTATCCCGACGCGCTCACGCGATGTGGTCGGGTCACTCGCCAAAAAGCAGCAGGCGCCGGAGATTCCTGTCGGCGGGATCGCCGTGACGGCGACGGCGAAGGGGTTCTACGGAGGCGTGCGCGTGAGACCGGGGGAGGTGTTTTACCTGACGGATCCGCGGCACTTCTCGGGGCGTTGGATGACGCGGGGCGCCAGCGCGCCACCAGCCGCGGGGGCGGCGAGCGAGCCGCCGGCTGGGATGGCGCCTTCGGGCGCGCAGGACACACTCGGGGAGTAACGACGATGCTGCGACGCACAATCGCCTCACTCGTGGTGTGTGCGGTCCTTTTGGCTGGCTCGTTCGCCGTGGCCCAGCTTGTGACCGACACGATTCCGAACCCCAACACCGACAGCCTGGTGGGGTTCAATGCCTTATGGAACGCGACGACCTGGTCGCGCTGGAAGTCGGCGAGCCTCGCCAACTTCCCGCCGGCAACGACGACGCTCAGCTCGAACGAGAATGGCCGCGCGGTGATCGAAAAGGGGCCGCGGTGGTCGCGCGTGTCGACGCCGGCGGTCAGCGTGCAAGCCTCGGCGACGATTGCCGCGGAAGCCGGCGTGCGGCATGTCGCCGATACGGTCTGCTTCTCGGCGGGGTCGACGACCGCGGTCCTCCTGACGAAGCTCAACGTCAATCTGCGCGACGGCGCGTCGGGCGCGGGCACGATCCTCCAGAGTTGGACGGTTGTCATGTCCGCGTCGACTGGGCAGAGCGTGCCGCCGGTGTGCTTTCCTGACCTCCAGCTCACCGGCACGACGAACACGGCCATGACGCTGGAGTTTTCGGCGTTGCTCACCAATCTCTTTGAGGACGTGACACTCACCGGGTTCAACGTCTTCTAGAGATGGCGACGCGCAGTCGAGCGGCGGCGGCGGTGGGGCGACGGGCGCCGGTGATCAGCGCGGCGCCTGGGATTCGTGTGGTGGCGACGGCGCCGGGGTTTGCCGGCGGCGAGCGGATCGAGCCGGGCCAGGTCTTCGAGATTGCCAGCGTGACGGCCTTCTCCGCTCGCTGGATGCGATATCTCGACGGGGAGCCGAGCGCGGCCCCCGCGGTTCCGGCGACTCCGGCGATCCCACCCGTGGTGCGCGTGCGGCGTGGTCCGGCGAGTCGTGGGGATCGGGGCGTCGCGACTGACGCGCGGGGCTTCCGCGCCGGGTAAGGCATGGCGACGCGCTACTATCCCGCTGTGAAGACGCCGAACGTGCGGTTTCACGGCGGCGCGGCCGGCACCTGGGCGACGAAGGGCGCCTATGTGGAATCCTGGAATCCGGCACAGTGGACCTGGCGCTACGCCCAGACGAAAGTCGACGCGGGGGCGCAGAGCCTCCTCACGCTCCACACCAATCAGCAAGGCAATCACGATTTCTTCATCGATCGCTTTGTGACGCCGCCGCTGGCGGCCCAGACCCTCACCGGCACGTTTCAATGGTGCTTCGGGGTGCAGGCGACCTGGCTGACGGGCGTCAGCGAAAGCAACGATTCGATCGTTCGTTACAAGCTGCACGTCTACATCGCGCAGGGGCAATCCCATCTCGTGCGGACGACCCTCATCAATAACGTCGTCGACTCGGTGGATTTCCCTGGCACGGCTGGGCAGGTGTGGCGCTCGCTGGCCGCGGCGCAAGCGGTCGCCGGGTCCATCCTCGAGGGCGACGTGATCGTGGTCGAACGCGGGTTCCGCGTCATCTCGAGCCCGACGCCCGCGCCGACCTATCCGCCGAGTGATATGACGAAGGTGCGCTGGCGGTCGAGTGGGGCCGACAACACCTTCGCCGATGCCGTGGCCGGGGACACGGTGACGAACCGGGCGCCGTGGGTCGAGTTCTCGATGACGCTGACCGAGCAGGCGCCGCCGGCCGCTCCGGCGAATGGGACGTGCGCGACCGCGATCGCGATCCCGGCGTTGCCCTACCAGAGCCCGGACATCGACACGACGGCGGCCCCTGGCACGGAGCGCGAGGTGTGGTGGAGCTGGGTGGCGCCCACGTCGGATCACGTCTACTTTCACACCTTTGGCGGGAACAGCAACGTCACGATCGCGGTCTTCAAGAATGGCTGCGGCGTGCTGACGCCGGTCACGCCGACGCGCTACGACACGCGGCAGGCGGCCCATCGGTCCCAATCGACGGCGCTCTTTCTGGCGGTTGCCGGGACGGCCTATCTCATCCGCGTGCGGAACACGGCGAGCGCGAACAACGCGCCCAACAGCGGCGGGCTGGTGCGCCTGAGCGCGTTCTACAAGGACATCGTGCCGCAGACCGATGATGTCTACGCGGGCGGCGGCTACATCATGGCGATCCGCGGGGCGCAGATCGTGAACATGATGGGCGATTTCTATACGAGCGGGATCACGGGGCTCGCGATCGACTACACGAAGCGCACGATGGACGACTTGAACGGGGGCACACACAGCGACGAGCGGCTCTTGATCGGCTTGCACAACTTCGAGCTGGTCGAGCTGATCGACCTGAAGACGCTGAGCTACTTCCCGCTCTTTCAGTTCGAGATCGACTTCATCGGCGATCCGTGGTCCGTGCCGCTGGTGGGCATTCATCCCGCGCAGATTCACGTCACCAAAACGGGCCTGCTGTATGTCGGCTGGTTTGGCGACGGCTATCTCTACGTCGGGGGGATCGGGACGCTGCCGGCGTTCCTCAACACGGTGTCGAGTCTCCCGGCGTATTCGGCGCTGAAAACCATCGACGCGGTGAAGGCGGACAGCCAGCCTGGCAATCCGTTCACGGACCTCGAGTATGTGCTGCCGATCGAAGTGACGGCGCCGTGGGCGATTGCGCTCGACGAAGCGGCCGGCGTGCTCTACTACACCTCCGGCGGCGTGTATGTCCCGGTCGGCGGGCAGCGGATTAAACGCTGGAACGTCGCGACGGCGAGCGCGATGGCAGACTTGGCCATCGTGACGCTGAAGGCGGGGAAGAATCCGGGGCTCAAAGGGTTGGCGGTGCTGCCTGGCGGGGCGGGCGTGCTGGTCTGCAACAGCACGGTGATCGAGCGGTACGATGCGTCGGGGGTCCTGGTGGCGACCTACACGCCGTCCATTGCCGATGACAGTCAAACCCTGGTCGATGTGGTGATCACCGAGAGCGGCGGGCACTTCTGGACGCTCGACTTAGCCACGACGCGGATGTTTCGGTTTAACCTGGGCACGGGCCTCGAGGATCTGACGGTGCAGCCGTTCCTCGTGCCGGGCTCCGTCCTTCAGCTTGTGCTCTATGCACATACCTGCGAGTGCTGTGTGTCCACCAAAATCAACATCATCAACGAGTCGCTGCTGAAGATTGGCGTGTCGAAGACGATCACGGTGCTGGGCGAGCAGACGCGCGAGGCGATCACGATGGAGCGCCTCTATGACAAGGCGCTGCGCGAGACGCTCCGGCATCATCCCTGGGCCTTCGCCACCAAATACGCCGACAGCGCAGACGCCGTGGGGGAAACCGAAGCGATGTTCCTCGTCGCGGGCGGGGCGGGCGCGCCCATCAATGGCGACTGGACCTTCGCGTATCGCTACCCCGACGATTGCCTCTTTGCGCGGCGTCTGGTGCCGGCGAGTGGCAGCGGCCGGCAGTTCGATCGGAATCCGATCCCCTTCCGCGTCGGTCGGCTCTGGGACACCGACACGCCGGTGTGGGATGCGACGAAGACCTACATCGAGGGCGACTTGGTGATCTCGGCGCTGGTGCTCTACGTCGCGATCGCGAAGACGTTGAACAACCTGCCGCCGAATGCGAGCTTCTGGCGGGCGCTGGGCGATCCCGATGCGCCGCTCGTCTTCACCAATGAAGCCGATGCGGTGCTGGAATACACGGCCTTCGTCGAGTGCGCCGCCAATTTCTTCGATGCGCTCTTCGAGGATGCGCTCTCGTGGCGACTGGCGAGCAAGGGCGCGCCGTCGCTGAGCCGGATCGACGCGATCGCGGACAAGTGCTGGACGATGTATCTCCACACCTTGAAGACGGCGACCGCGGTCAGCTCGCGGGAATCGCAGCAGGAAAAGGTCGGCGAGGCGGATTGGATTCAAGATAGGACGTGATGGCGACGCGCACCATCATTCAACGGAGCTTTGCGACGGGCGAGTTGTCGCCGGCCTTGTCGGCGCGGGCCGACCTGGCGAAGTATCAGACGGCGCTCCGGGCCTGCCGGAATTTCTGGGTCCAGCGTCACGGCGGGGTGGCGAACCGGCCGGGCACGAAGTTCATCGGGGCGGCCAAAGGGACGGCGACGAAGGTGCAGCTCCTCCGCTACGTGTCGGAGATCGCAGGCGAGAGCATCTTGATCGAAATGGGCCATCTCTATTTCCGGTTCTTCAAGAACGGCGCCGCGGTGAACGTGGCTGGGGTGCCGGCGTGGAACGGCGCGACGACCTACGTGATTGGGGATCTGGTGGTCTCGGCAGCGATCAATTACTACTGCATCGCGGCCCATGTGAACCAGATCCCGCCGAATGCGGCCTTCTGGTATCCCCTCGTGGGGACGCTCTACGAGATCCCGCATCCCTTCACGGCGCCGACCCTGGCGCGCTGGGAACAGTCCGGGGCGATCATCACGTTGACCGATCAGAACTTCACGCCGCACGAACTGACGTTTGTGAACCTGACGCGCTGGACGGTGATCCCGATCACGACAAAGCCGGCGATTGCGGCCCCGACTGGACTGACGGGCACCGGCAGCTCCGACACCTTGGGCCAGAAGTTCGACTACAAAGTGACGGCGGCCGACAAGGACAGCTACGAAGAGTCGGAAGCGTCGAACACGCACGCGGTCTACCGCGGGGGCGGCCCGACGAAGAATCTCCCCTTCTCGCTGGGCTGGAATCCGAGTGTCAACGCGGGCGAATATTACGTCTATCTCGACCCGTTCCGGAACGGGATCTATGGCTACATCGCGACGACGGTCTGGGACGGCATCACGCCGCCGCCGCTTGATTTCGTGTTCAATGACATCGGCTTTCCGCCCGACTTCTCCCAGACGCCGCCGGTGGTCGTGCGTCTCTTCAATGCGGCGAACAAGTTCCCGGCGATGTCCGCCTACTTCCAGCAACGGCGGTTCTTTGCCAACACGAAGGCGGAACCGGAAAGCGTGTGGGGCTCACGCCTCGGGTTCATCGGCAACTTTGGGATCAGCTCCCCGCTGCAGGACGATGACGCGATCAACTTCCGGCTGGCCGCCAAGCAACGGCAGCCCGTGCAACACCTCATTGGGCTGAAGACGCTGGTGCTCTTGACGGACACGGGCGAGTGGATTGTCCGCGGCTCCGATCAGGGACCGCTCATCCCGACCTCGGTGCAGGCGGATCAAGTGGCCTATTGGGGCGCCTCGAAGGTCGTGCCGGCCGTGGTCGGGCAGAGCATCATCTATGTGCAGACGCGCGGGCGCATTGTCCGGGACCTGCAGCTCGATCCCAGCTCAAGCGGGCTGAACGGCCGGGATCTGACGCTGCTCGCCGGGCATCTCTTCAAGGGCCTGACGATCAGCCGGCTTGACTTCGCGCAGAATCCGCACTCGATCGTCTGGGCGATCCGCTCGGACGGCGGGCTGCTCGGCTTGACCTATGTCCCGGATGATGATGTGTGGGGCTGGCATCGGCACGATAGCGGGGCGTCGGCGGTCTTCGAGGACGTGTGCGTCGTGCCGGAAACCGACGAAGATGCGGTCTATCTCCTGGTTACGCGCACCATCAACGCGGCGACCGTGCGCTATATCGAGCGGTTGGCGAATCGGGAGTTTCTCTTGCTCGTGAATGCGTTCTTCGTCGATGCCGGCCTGAGCTACAGCGGCGCGCCGATCTCGGTGATCACCGGGCTCGGGCATCTCGAGCAGCAGATCCTTGCGGTCCTGGGCGATGGGACGGTCGTGTTCAATGGCGATCCGAGTGCGCCGACCGCGAACAACTTCAAAGTGGTCGGCGGGTCCGTCACGTTGCCGGCGGCCTACAGCGTGATCCATGCGGGGATTCCGATTCGGCACGCCGAGATCGAAACGGTGAACCTCGACGCGCCTGGGACCAGCATCCGGGACAAGCGCAAGCGCGTGCAAGGCCTGACCATCCTCGTCGAGAAGTCGTCGCCGGTCTTTCAGGCTGGGCCGGACGCCGCGCACCTGCTCAGCTATCGGCCTGAGACGTGGCAGCCGGCGTCTGGCTTGGTGGATGATGCGCTGCAGCAGGAGATCACGGCGGGCTTCGACGACTACGGCCGCATCGTGATCCGGCAGACCGAACCGCTGCCGCTCACGATTTTGGGCGTGCTGCCGAATTTGGAAGTTGGCGGATGACACAGAAGTCTGGACGCGAGCACTGACTCGGAAGGGGTGTAGGTGATGCCACATGAGACGACGCTCGTCAGCATGAAGATGGACCGGAAGGCCGCCGAGAAGCGGAGCACCGGGGAAGTCCCCAGCGATCGCCCGGTCTACCCCTGGGGGCTCTCGGTGAACCTCGATCACGAGGCGCTCGACAAGCTCGGGATGTCGAAGCTCCCCACGGTGGGCAAGTCGCTGTATCTCACGGCGTTGGTCGATGTCACGTCCGTGTCGGAAAACGAATCACGCGAGGGCGGGAAGACGACGACGAATCGGAGCGTCTCGCTGCAGATTACGAACTTGGCGCTTGGACCTGTCGGCAGGAAAAGCGACGCCGACGCGCTCTATGGGGACGGCGACTAATGGCGGGCTTCACACTACTCGGCGTGTCGCTGTTGCTCGCAGGAGCCGGGACCGCGACGCAAGTCGTCGGCCAGGTGAAAGCGGGGCGGGCGGCTCGGCGTGCCGGCGAAGCGGGCCAAGCGGTCGCCGAGAGTCAAGCCGAACTGGCGGAGTTTAACGCCAGCGTCGCGGATCTGCAGGCCAAGGATGCGCGCGAGCTGGGCGCGGAAGAGGAGCGGCGCTACCGGCAGGGCGTCGATGTCCTGATCGGGGCGCAGCGGGCGGGGATTGCCGCGGGGAACGTCGATGTCGGCTATGGCTCCGCGGTCGATGTGCAGGCCGATGCGGCCTACATGGGCGAGCTGGACGCGCTCACCATCCGGACGAACGCGGCGCGCGAAGCCTGGGGCTACGAGGTGGAAGCGACCGACCTTCGGAAGCGTGCGGAGATTGCACGGCAGGAAGGCGTGTATCTCGAGCGCGAAGGGCGGGAGCGGCAGGGGCAGCATCGCCTGGCCGCCGCTGGGGCGATCATCGGCGGCGGCGCGTCGCTCCTCGAGGCGCGCTATGGGTTCAATCGCGGGCGCGGGCCGGCTCCGGCGCCGCGATCGCTGCATCGGGCGGGAGCGGGGGACTGATGCCGACTGTGCGCAGCTATGGCCCGTCGCGTGTCTCACGGGCGCCGATTCCCGGCGTGCGGAAGCAGGCGGCGCTCACGCCGACCGCGGCCGGCGTCGGGCTCGAGCGCGCCAAGGAACAGACCGGCCAAGTCATCAGTAGCATCGGGGCTGAGGTGGCCCAGCGCGGCGTGTCGATCTTCTCGCGCCTGGCCGCTGAGGAGCGCGCCCGCGAAGACGAGACGGCGCTACTCGAAGCGGAAGTCGCCCTGGGGAAATGGGAGAACGATCGCCTGCATCATCCGGACACCGGCGCGCTGCACGTCAAGGGCAAAGCGTCGATCCCGTTGCCGGAGGAAGTGGGCGCCGAGTTTGACGACGTGGCCGGGCAGCTCGCGACGACGCTCACGAGCGACAAACAACGGGCCGCCTTCGCCCGCTCGCGCGTGAACCATCTGCTGAACCTCGACGGCACGTTGAAGCGGCACGTCTCGCGCGAAATGATGGAGCATCGCGGTGATGTCATGCAGAGCACGATCGAGACCTCGGTCTCGACGGCCATCGCGAACGCGAATGATCTCCGGCGCGTGGGGGACGAGCTGACGACCATCACCGACGCGATCGACAAGATCGGTCCCAGCGTCGGGTTGGGGGATGAAGAGCGGGTGGTCGCGAAGCGGAAAGCCTACACCGCGGTGCATGCCGGCGTGATCGATCAACTCGTAGCAGACGGGCAATACAAAAAGGCCAAGGCGTATTTTGCGGGCGCGCGGGATCAGATCGAGGGCTCCGCGCTCACGAAGATCGAGGCGTCACTCGAAGAGGGCACGCTGCGCGGCGAATCGCAGCAGGCCGCCGACACGATCATTCGGGCCGGCGGGACGCTCACGCAGCAGCGCGACAAGGCGAAGGCCATCACGGACCCGGAGGTGCGGCAAGCGACCCTGCAACTGATCGAGCACGAAGATGCGGTGAACGATCAGATCCGGCGCGAGGGCCAGGAGAACGCCTCGACGGCCGCATTCAACATCCTCGACAAAACGAAGTCGCTGCGGGCGATTCCGCCGGGGATGTGGGCGAACTTCAGCGGGGCCACGAAGTCGGCGCTCAAGAACTACAACGATGATCAACTGCGAGGGAAGCCGCGGACGACGGACACCGGCAACTGGTATCGGCTGATGACCATGGCCGGCAAAGATCCGCAGAAGTTTGTCAACGAAAATCTGATGAACTACAAGGATCAGCTCACGGATGCGGACTTCCAGGACTTCGCCTCCCTGCAACGCTCGATCCGCAAGGGTGAGGCGACGCCGCGGATCGACGGCTTTCTCACGAACACCCAGCTCGTCGATAGCACGCTGCGCGAGGCGGGCATCGACACGAATGCGGCCGTGGGCACGCCCGAGGCGAACGCCAAGGCGCACCTGCAGCGCGCGATCGATCGGGCCGTTGACGTGGAGATCGCGGATGGCAAGCGGCTCAGCAACACCGAGATTCAGCAGCGGCTCGATGCCCTGATGAAGCAGGAGCCGACGATCGAAGGATCGATCTGGGGGTTCCTGCCAGGCATCCCGTGGTATACGGTCAAAGGCAAGCGCCTCATTGACACGAAGGCCGGCGACATTCCGGCGTCGACGCGCAAGCTCATTGAGCGATCGCTGCGCGGGCAGGGGCAGCCGGTGAACGATCGCACGGTGCTCGACGCCTACATCTTCGGAAAGTCGCAGCGTGCCCCCTAAGAACCCCTTCGAGCAGACGGTTGCGACGCTCGAGCCGGACCCGCCGGAGCCGCCGTCCCCGCCGTCCGTCAATCCGTGGGATGCCACGGTCCAGGCGATGTCCCGCGCGGGCGAGCAGCGGCTCCGGAAGAGTTTCACGGACTCCGCCGACTCGACGCCGGATCGCACCGCCGAAGCGAACCGCCTCGGGCAGCAGTTTGGTGTGCCGACCGCGGTGGTCGAGCGCAACTTCGACGACTATCAGAAACGGGGCGAGGCGGAACGGCCCTATCAAGCGATCCAGAAAGAATCGC